GTGAAGAGGGGCCGCCAAGCAACCCGAGCAGCATCATCACCCGCTGGGACATGGTCTCCGGGGCGCCCGCGGGCGGCAACGTCACGGTAGGCCTTCCAGGTATTCCGAGCGGCAACTACGACTTCACGAGCAAGCGCATCTACCGGGTCGAATCCGGGGCGGTCTACCAGTTCGCTGGAGAGGTCAGCACCACCACCTCATCGTTCACCGATAACGTGCTGAGCGAGGGTCTTGGTGTCGGCCTCCCGTCCGAAGAGTGGTACGCGCCCAACCCCCTGATGAAGGGTCTCACCGTCATCCCGGGCGGTATCGGTGTCGGGTTCTTCGACAACACGCTGTGCCTGTCCGAGCCATACCGTCTGCACGCCTGGCCACCTGGATATCAGCTCGCATTCCAAGACGACATCGTCGCGGTGGTGAGCACCGGATCCGGCTTGATCGTCACGACCAAGGGCCAGCCCGTCCTGATCACCGGCGCCAGCCCTGCAGCCATGTCGCCTCGGGAGCTGGACTCCCAGCAGCCGTGCGTGTCAGCCAGGTCGATGGTCGATATGGGTGAATACGCCATGTATGCCTCGCCGGATGGCCTGGTGGCCGTCGGTGGCACCGAGACCGAGGTCGTGACCCGCAACGTCGTGAGCAAGGTGCAGTGGCAGGATCTCAACCCTTCCACTATCCATGCCTACCGTAATGACGGACGGTATATCGGGTTCTATAGCGGCGGCTGTTTCGCCTTCACGCCCTCCGAGGGCTTCGAATTCTACGATCTCGATGCTGATGCCGGGTACTACGACATCGCCGACGACATCCTGTACCTGGTGGAAGGCAACCAGATCTCGGCATGGGCCGGAGGCTCGCCGATGACGTACACCTGGCGCTCCAAGATCTTCGAGGTGATTCCTGGTGGAGAGGGGTTCAACTGCTTCCGCCTCGTGGCCAGGGCATACCCGGTCACCATGCGCCTGTACGGCGACGGCGCGCTGTTCCACGAGCAGAGCGTGACCAGCGGCGCTATCCAGCGCTTGCCGCCGGGTGGCTACCTACAGCGCGAATGGGAGATAGAGATCGAGGGCAGCAACGAGGTGGTCTCGGTGCAGGTCGCCTCGAGCCCTGAGGAGATCGTATGACGACCAAGCGACGCAGAGCCCTGCCCAACGTACCGGCCAGCACCGATCAGGGCACACGCACGCTCCTGGACGCCGTAAAGGAGATCGTCGAGACCGGCGAAGGTGTGCGCGGGGATCCGCTGGATCGCAAGCTGACGCTGCGCGACATGATCGAGTCAGGGATCGCCGAATTGAAGCGAGGCGCGACCGGCGGAAGCGGCGGTGGTATCGGACCAGGGTTCGGATCTGCCGGACCCGACGCCCGGACCCCGCCCCGGCCACAGGCCCTGGTCGCCGCTGGCAGCTTCGATGGCGAGATCATCCTCACATGGGGCATTGCTCAGGATGCCTACGGCAATCACGCCTTCACCAACATCTACCGCAGCGAGGTCGATAACTTCGCCAATGCGGATCTGGTGGGGCGAGAGGTCGGGTTCATCTACACCGACTACGTGCGCAACGACGCGGTATCACCGGCGGATCCGTCGCAGCTCAAGGGCTACTTCTACTGGATCACCTTCACCTCGAACTCGGGGGTCGAGGGGCCGCCCAACAGCGGCAACGGCACCTACGCCGAGCCCATCCCGGACATCGAGTACCTGCTCGACCTGCTCGGCAACAGCCTGGCCGACGCCCCCAGCACGCTGGGCGCCGAGGACGAGACGCTGATCCTGCACGCCAAGCGCTTCGCGATCCGCACCGGCCCCGACAGTGACCTCTTCTACCCGCTGATCATCGCTAACGTCGGCGGCCAGCAGACCGTGGTCATCGACACCGCGATGATCCGCGACGGCTCGATCCAGGAGGGTCAGCTCGGCCCGATCACCATCGGCAAGCTGACCCAACCCAATGGCCAGCCGATCACCACCGTCTCAGGGCTGATCCGCGCCAACGCCATCGACGCCGACAACCTGAGCGTGGCCGAGGCCGCCGAGTTCTACGGCGACGTATTCTCGAACAACTTCCAGTCAGGGGTAAGGGGCTGGGCGATCCTGCAAAGCGGCTACGTCGAACTCAACGAGGCGATGATCCGAGGCAATCTCGAGGTCCAGACGATCACCGTCAACGGCCAGGCGCCGTTCAGCGGCTTCGGTATCGAGGTCGGGGCCTTCAACTACGAGCGCGACCTGTCAAAGACCGGCTATACCCGCAACAAGATCGGCGACAAGACGCTGAACTTCGCCGACGTCCCCGGGGGCGCCAAGGTCAGCGGCTCGATCGATGTCAGCGCCCAGGTCGCGCTAACCAAGCGGCCCAACTATCAAACCACTAACTGCACGGCGGGTGGTGATGGTGCCGATTTCTGTACCACGAGAGTTGTTCAAACCTACATCTACGGCACCATCTGGGTGCGCTACCGGGCCTGGGTCAACGGCGCCCTGATCGAGGACAAGATTCAGTCGCAGGCCGGCACCAACTCGTCAAACTCGTTGACCGGGGTGTCGATCAATATCAATCGCTCGTTCAGCTACACCGTGCCGTCGTTTCTCTCGAACCTGGCCGTGCGTGCCCGGATCGAGGTCTATGTCGGCAATATCAGACTCTACTCGGGCTACTATTATACCTACGGAACGCTCAACATGTCGCACAACAACCTGATCATGTCAGGTGACGTCAACCGCCTGGGAGGCTGACCATGGCCGAGATCGATCAAGACGCACTACCCTATCTCGACAACTGGCGCGAGATTCTCGAGAACCAGGTCGCCGCGAGCCGCGACGTGGTGCTGGACGAGGCGATGTTTCGTCGCCTGACGCCGCCGCGCCGCGATCGCATCAAGCCGTCAAGCGGGCTCTTCAATATGCTCGATGCCCTCAAGCCGCTGCCGACGCACGACCTGCTGCTCGACCTGCTCGACGTCGACGAGATGCGCAACGCGACCGTCTATGCCCCTGGCAACCCGATGCTCTGGCACACCAACTCGGATGCGCCTGGAATCCGTCTCTACTACGTCCACAACGCCGAGGCTGGCAGCCTGTTCGCCTACCAGGACCCGGAAGGAGCCATCCACTACGAGGTCGAGCCCGTCGGCTGGAGCGTGCGCAGCTTCACCATTCCCAGGGACGAGCTGTTCTGGCACGCGGTGTGGGCCAAGGGTGTGCGGGTCTGCTTCGGCTTCATGCGAGAGGAGGATTGATGGCCAATTCTGAGAAAGCCCAGGCATCCCTGGATATGGCGGCGGAGTCGGGAAGGCTGGAGTCCGCGCTGGTGGTCGGAAAGACTGACTCAGGTAAGGTCGAGCTGTTCATCGCCGAGTCCGACCGGGAGGCCATGCTGGCACTCCTCGCCCGGGCTCAGCACGCCCTGATCAAGAGCATGGATCGATGACATTGCTGAATATCTCGCACTTCGACAGCATGGATAAAGCCCGTCGTCACTACCTGACGAGGATCGACTCGTTGGCTGAAGAGGCCCGCGGCGAGCTCCCGGGCAAGGCAGCTGCCCATGAGGCGAAGTATCAGGAGGCGATGAGGTATCCAGATGGTGAGTTCCCTTTCCTGGCCAGGGAGGCGAAGGAGTTGCGCCTTCCGGTCGAGCGCCTGGTCTCCACCGTCCTGCTGGCACGTCGCCGGTGGGAGAAGCGTGACGCCGAGATCGAGTCAGTCCGGGTATCCTCTCGCCGCAAGATCCGCGAGGCAGTCAGCACGCAGCACATGGAGGAGATCGCCCAGCGCACCATGGTGACCCTTGATGTGATGGGCGCCTCGGCCTGATGTAGAATAGGCCGAAAGGAGATAGCGTATGCCGCAGCCAGACGAACAGCAGTTCCTGAGAGCCGTCTTTCCAGATCGGCCAGACGTCGTCGGGTTCCTGAACCTTCTGTTCAAGACGACCCAGGTAATCGATGACCTCGTCGACAAGGACCGCCCGGTCGACGACGACACCATCTTCCGTTCGTTCTGGACCTGCCTGTTCGAGCTTCCGCTCAACTCCTTCTATCGCGAGAACGAGATATACCTGCGGCCAATCCTGGCGGCAGGCTTTCAGGACTGGTGGGACAGCGTGAAGCTGGAGCGGTCAGGCGACCATCACGGCAAGACCATCGCCTTCGTCCTGCGTGATTCGCTCACTGGTGTGGTTATCCAGTGTGCCTATATCGTGGGCGGCTACGATTACATGCAGACGGTCTCGGAGAAGATCAGGCGTCACGCATACGAGGAAACCCTTGATCAGTATCTTGAAGACCTAACAGGAGATCAGCCATGAGCTTTGACGGCGGTGGTGGTGGTGACAACAAGGTGAAGGACACGCCTGAGCAGCGGCACCTCGCGAAGGTAGCGGCTGAGAAGTGGAACTTCGCCCAAGAGGAGCTCGCACCCCTCGAGAATGCCTACATGGAGTCGGTCGGCCAAATGACCGACCCGGGCAAAACCTCGTTCATCCGAGGGCGGACGATGCAGTCCCTCGGGCGGGTTCAGCCCCAGCTATCAGGCCAGGCCAGCGACCAGATGACCCAGGCTGGCATTGACCCTTCCAGTGGACGCTACCAGCAGGAAATGTCCGGTATCGCCGACGACATCGGCGCCGGTGGTGGCGAGACCCTTGGTCGTGCCCAGTTCGAGCAGCAGAACGAGCAGGTCAAAGGGCTGCAGAACATCGTGGCAATGGGCCAGGGTGAGGCAACCCAGGCACAACAGGGTATCTCTGGTCTCGCACAACAGGCCTCCCAGGACGCCATCGGTGACGCGACGAATCGCTTCAACCGGCGCTCTGCCAACCTTCAGCTACTGGGTACAGTGGCTGGCGCTGGCACCCGTTACGGGCTAAATAGCGGAGGGTCGTCCACCAGCATGTACGATGAGGCGATGACGGGAGGTCTGCAATGAACTACTGGCAGCAGCAGAATGGCAACGGCAGTCAGCTCGACCCGATGAACGCCTGGTCGCAGCAGGCACAACCCGACGCCGTGCCGGCCCCGGCAACGCAGACGCCCAACCCCGGCGACGCCTTCCAGCCCTTCCAGCGCATGCTCGAGAAAGTCCAGGCCGCCAAGGCCCCGGCAACGCAGACGCTCAACCCCGGCGACGCCTTCAGAGGCGACCAGGGGGCGTCCGACCTGCTCGGCAAGATCTCGCGGGCACAGTGGGAGGACTGGCGCGGGCGCTTCGCTCCCTACATCAGCACGCTGGCTGATATGGCTTCTGACCCAGGCGCTGCGCGTAATGCCGCCCGGATGGCCAAGGAGTCAGTGGGCACCGCGTTCGATTCGTCCCGCCAGGGCCTCGATATGCAGCGCCAGGGCATGGGCGTCGAGATCTCAAAGCAGCAGCGTCAGTCTGAGAACCGGAGCTCGAACCTGGCTCGAAAGGCGTCGATGGTAAGCGCTGGCAACGAAGCGCGAATGTCAGCCCAAGACCGGCAGATGTCTATCTTGGCCGGGGGAATGGGGCTCCAGAACATCCCAGACAAGGTGCTTAACTAATGAGCTATGGACTACTCGGCATCAAGAGACAGCTTGAAGGTGAGGCTAAGCAGGGTCTGGGGGATCTCGCAGGCCAGC